CGTTTTGTTTTATTGTTCTACGCAAAGTAAAGCTAAAGGTTTCACTTCCGCAAGTTATTCACATAAAAAAACCCTTGGCGATGAAACCAAGGGCTAAAAAACAAAACAGATGCGCTATGAAACGCTACAAAACTCTTTCTCTAATTCCTTAATGATACAAATATAACTAATCCTCTTTCCTATTCTTCTTTTTCATAAAAGAAAAATCAACATTCTTTGTTACGTTCTCTGAAATCTTCTCTAATGAACGCCCTACAACGTAACCACCCATACCAATTTCCAGTAACGTCCAAAACTTGCTGTCTAAAATAGGTAACTCTGGAACAGTAGGATCAAAAGCCATAGCAATTGGATACCCAAAGTAGTGAAACACTATGATGAAAGCGAAGGTAAGCATAACAATAGGTCTCCACATCCTTTGAATAGGAGAGCCTTGCAACTCAGCAATCAATACATCCTTCTGAGCGTTGGCTAATTCATTCAATGAGTTAAGCACTATCTGTGAAAGTTCATTCTTCACCTTAGACTTCTCTTCATTGGAAGTAGAGAGGGAGTCAATCACCCCCCCTATATTATCTACTGCTTTACCACCTAATAAATCAATCAACCACTTCATCTTCTGCTTTTCTTGGGGTGTCCGTAGGAGGGTTCTCTAGTTCAAACTCCAAAATAGATATTGCAAACTCAACCTCCACCATCCTATCTGACATCTCCTTTCGTAATGACTCAATATCTAGCGGAGTGTTATCTCCATCTAACAAATGTAGGCTCTTTAGCTGTGGAGCAAGTGCCGCAAGGTGTCTCTTTAATAACTCTACTGGGTAAATCATTTTACTTTCTCTTTTAAAAAATTACTGTATACTTTATCACTGACTGCATAATACTTTTTGCATCCATTACAAGAAAGGAATCGTTTGATAATCCCTGTAACAGTTACATAAGTCTTTCTGTGTCTAACGTTTGGTGAACCACACTCAACGCAGTGCCATTTCTTACCTCCTAACTCAACCCCTCTATGGGACTTGTGAGGTACGTAGTTTTTAAGTTCATTGTAAACCTTCTCAAGTATGTTGCAGTCTCCTTTGCAGTACTCAATCATTCTGTTAAGAGCGTCTGCGTCTTTATTCATCACATCCTTCCATAGCTGAAACCCTCCAGTCTCCATCTTAGCACCTACACCTAGGAACTTAGCCACGTAATCCAGCCTATTGGAGTTGAATCTGAAAGACTGCCTGCAATGTTTTAACGTGTCTATGGTTGTGTACTTGGGAAACGCTTCTATCCTATGGAAAAGACAACGTGTTTTAAGCCATGTTAAATCGTATCTATCCCCATTGTGGGCTACCATTTCAGAAGCCTTATTGGCTTGCTTCATGAACTTCTGAATCAGCTTCTTATCACACTGTTCATCACCCCAATCTAATGAGTGTACCTCCTCCTCTCCTTCCCACTTCCAGCAGATGCAGATTATTCTACGTTCTTCTAGTATGTTGTGATGGCTTAACCTTTCCTTCCAACTTGCACCCCAGCTAAGTACTATATTAGGGCAAGTCTCTATATCCCAAAACATTCTTTTCATAGTTCTGTTTTTAATAAGTCCAGATAACGTTCTGTGATTTACTCAAATCTAGGTCTACGTGTATAAAGTTAGTACCTATTCCAATCCTTGTAAAGCCAGCAGTCAATAAAGACACTAGTATTAAAGACCTTTCGCTTGAGTTCTTACAAGATATATCGCAGGCTAAACCTTTCAAGTGTGAACTATTCCTACTACCTCCCACACGCTTGTTATGGGCTTCTGTTCTGTAGCCTGAGTTAATAGAGAAGGGATAGCCAGCCAATGTTCTAGCTGTTTGTAGCTTAGTAAGGAAGTTAGCCTTCATTTCTTCACCGCTACCTTCAAGGTCTGGTGAATCAAACTCTGAGATGTTAAAGTTTATCAGCTTCATCTAACATTTGTTTTACTTGTGCGTTAAAATACTTCTCTGAAATCTTACCGTCTTCCTGTAGTTCCTGCAAGATAGTAATTTGTTGACCTAAGAAGGCTACCTTCTCCCATCTTTCATGGAAGGAGAGTTCTTTTGATTTGTTCATAGTTCTGTTTTAAAGTTTCCTTTTGCTATTTCACTCCAATAATCTTGCCCTTCTAGAGTTTCAGACCAAACGAAAGCAAATACTACCGCTTCAAAAAGAGAAGAGTATTTCTTTTCCTTTTCCCAATCATTCTCCCTTAGATTACCAAAAGCCTTGTTTTTTATCTCTTTTGGTAGAGTATTAAACCATTTCTCTGTTGTTTTCATAGTACCTATTTTTTCTTTAAAGGTACAGTTTTTTTCTTATCCTTAACCCACTTCTTTAATTTATATAAATTTACTTGTCTTCGCTTGTTCATTTGAAAAGGTTTTGTATATTTGTATCATCATACGATTTATTTAAAAAGCCTTGCCATGTAGACCGTCAAAGTTCCAAGCAAGGATTATAATTTTGTTTATTACCCCAAGACGTCGGGCAGTCCCTTTACATACTAGATATGGAGGTGGACTTAAAAAAAAGGTTAAAGCCAGTGTCTTAGGATGCTGGCTTTTTCAATCCCTATAAGCACCATCGAACCTTGTATCTCTTGTTACTCCACCATGACCACGTGAAACAGTCATACCTAACTGCTTAAAGTTAGATGTAATAGGGCAGCGTTGAGGGTAGACGTTATTAGAGTACTGAGGAAACAAAGTACTGTTAGCACATAAGTATCTAACTAGGGCTTGCGTGTAGTGTTCAGCGTTATCCCTTGCCTGAGTCTGTAACATTTCCTTATCACTCCTGGAAGCAGCAGAGGTATCATCTGAACTCCTTTGAACAAGTCCTGAGTTGTCAATCTTAACCATCGCATTAGGTAAGTATTCTACCACAGTCCACCAAGCGAACGCAATCTTTATGTAATCATTCAAGAGAGTAGCGTAGTTACCGCTTACCGTTCCCGCTTGAATCTGTGTTTTAAGATATTCATAAAGGCTGTCACCCAAGTATGGCGAAATCCATTTGTCTTGAGAACTAAGCATTGCCACACGTAGATAATCATCTCCAATACTTCCATTCAAATAGGTGTAGGCTTTTATGTAATCAGAATCGGCTAAAATTACCATTGTTTTTTCTTTAAGTTGTTTCTAAAATACTCTCTTATGGAAGAAAGGAATCCTTGCTTTGGCATATCAATAGGGGCTACTGACACCTTAGTATCGTTTGCCTCTGGTTTCACCCCCTTAGAACGTGCCTTGGTGGTGGAGATAACCGTAGCATTAGGACTGTTAACATCTACATTAACTCCTTCAGCTACAAATATCTTTCTAAACCATTTATGGTAGCAATTACCACCACCTTTATAAAGCCAAATTGAGTATGTTGCTGCACCTTTTGGACCCCATCCTTTGTTAACTGACTTAGTACCCATCTGAAGTATATCTTCTTTACGGTATAGCTTGTTAGCACCCTTCATTTTCTTACAAAACTCTCTTTCTGGTGCTTCAGAGCCAGCATAATAGTACCTTACTTTGTATTTAACACCGTCTTTAGTTATGTCTTGCTCACTGTTTGCGTTAGGTCTTGCTGTTCCTGTGCTTGCAAACTTCAAAGCCTCTTCATTTAACGCATCCTCAAAGTTGAAATCCTCCGTTTCCTCGCTTGCGTCTTCATCATCTACCTCTACATAGCCGTCTAAGTCATCATCTATAGATTCTAAGAACGTTTCTAGTTCGCTTTTATCCTTTGAAAAAAAAGACTTTGCTACATCATCATCAACCCCCATTATACTAAGAATGCCTTGCGCTTGCTCTGGTGTTAAATCAGTACCTACTCTTCCTATAATATCAATTATAGATTGAATTTCTACAGTTTCTAAAGTTCTTTTAGCGTCTTTAGGAATAAAAGGATTGTTAGTCGGGATATTCACCTCGTCTGTGATTCCTTCAAGCCTTAAACAAATGGCTAAACCCTCCTCTATGAACTCTCTAAAAGGTTGTATTACGTTTGCTTCAAATAATACTGATCCAGTTTCTAGTTCTTGTACGTTACCAAGTTGCCCAGCAGTCTTTACACCAAACAAAGAAGGTGTTGTTACCCTGTGACCAATCATTATCTTATCTGTAGTCTCGTTAGATAGGAATTGGTAGGTATTGTCTGCATCATTAGATTCAAATGCCACAATCTCTGGTGCAGATTCACTGTCAGAAGCGTAAAGGTTCACAATCTTACCAGCGTTTTGAGCACCTGATAAATCACGTTCCATATCAGAACTGTGTCTTCTACGTTCTTCCTCAGTTGGTATACCATTCTTCCAAATAAGAAAAGCAGAAGGGAATAAACCGTTCTTAATATTGTTAACGTGGAAGGTAGAAATCTCTTTCTCCAGTTCTATGTAGTTCCTTGCTCCGATATAGTCAGGCTTACTGAAGTAGTTACCGTTTGGAGTAGGTGTCTTTACAATAATGATACATTTAGTCTGCTTTAAACTCTCATCTAATGCCTCTATTGGATTCTCAAGAGCGAAGGTTAACAGCTTTCTATCCGTCCAGTCCTCGCAGTAGTACCAATGATTCACTACACCCTCATCATCTACCTCAGAAGGTCTGAGATTACACATTGGTAAATGCTCAAAAGAACTGACATCTCCTTTCTTATCTTTAATAACCTCAATAGCATAAGCACCATGTAGTTTTAAATCAAAGGATAGGTAGCCTTTCAAATCGTTTAGACGGAACTTAGCAACTGCTAACTTAGCCTGCAAACCATCTACCTCTATGTCTTTTCCTGCTATCATGTAAGCAATAGAATCAACTAGAGCGTGATGAGTAGGAGAGGTCATATAAAGGTTTTCCAAGTACTGAGGGAAATCATTGTCCTTACCGTATGATACAAACCCTTTGCGGTCTATCCTTTCTGAGTTATCCTTTTCCGTATAAGAGGCGAAGGAGAATTTATCTAGTGTCTTATCCATAGTATACGGTATCGTTTATTACTGCTGTGTTAGGTGTAAAGTAAGTATCTCCAGAAGGAACAGAAACAACCCCTACTTCAATCTCTCCTATTACGGCTGCGTTGAGTGGGTCTAAGTTAGTCTCTGAGTTTTGACCGTATACGTAGTAGTACATATATCCGTTCTCCTCCATCAGTAGGTTATTGGTGTCTGCTCCATCTGTGGAGACAGTAATCTTAGTATAACGCTCATTGTCTACATTGACCGTTGCAACAAAAAAGTATTCTTTAAAAGAAGTCTGGTGTACCAACTTAAATAAATAGTTAGTAAAGGTTGCAAAATCCTTTTTCTTTTCGTATAGGGTCAAATATACAACGTTGTTGGCAGTGTTTGGTTGTAGGTGTATCATAATTTTTATATCTTCGCATTAAACGAAACACATGAAAAAGTTTATTTCTATTGCTCTTTATGGCTGTGCCTATACATCAGTGCTAGCAATCATTGTTTACTTTACTTGCACATATTACTACTTTCTTCCAGTGTTTATTTTATTATGTATTGTTTTCGGTAGCGGGTTCGCTATTCACACCATCATAGAAGAAAGAAAAAAGGGGCAGGAATAACCCCACCCCCTTTCATGTTAGAAATATGTAAACTCACTACGCTGGAGTAATCTGCGTCGCGCTAATTGTTACGTTTGCTACTGTTGCCAGTCCGTCAAAAGGGTATCCACTTGCTCCTGCTGTTGGAGCTGGAAGCATCTTAACAGGTGTAGCACATTGAGAAGATAAAGTAAGAGTCATGTTCTGACCGTCACCTAATCCCGCTCCTATTGCTGTATCTCCTGCGCTTGCTCCTAGTCCTCTCTCGAAGCCTGCAATGAACATGTTACCTCTGTTAGTCAAAACACCTACACTCTGGTAGTTCTTTGCTACTGTATGCAAGAGGTCTTGTATCTCATACTGCAAACCATGCAAGGTAATAACTAGAGTAGGTGCGTACATTAGGCTACCATTCTCATCTGAACTTTCAAGAGCCTCTGAAAAGGTTGCCGTATTACGTGGTAAATCCCACTTATAAACTGTAACAGCTGTATCAATGTCCTCAATCTCTTGGGTAGTTGATGCTGTAAAGGTTACGTCTGCTGCTGTAAGGGTATAAGGTGAAGTTCCATCTGTAAAAAAATACAGAGATTTAATTCCTCCAATAACATCTTTACAACCCAACCCAACCCCTGTACTATAATCACAAGCCATATCGTTGTTGTATTAAGTAGGAAGTAAGAAGCCGAAGCCCCTTACCTCCTTTTTATTAATCAGTTAATTATACCGCTGCGTCTGGGAAGCACATGATACAGTTAGCAGTAACACCTACTTGAACTCCACCAGTAAATCGGAAAGCAACACGAACGTTGTCTGAGCCGTCAATCTGTGTGCGGTCAATTACAACCGCTTGGTTGAAGTCACCTACTACGTCTGTTCCAAAGAACAAGTTAGCAGACTCTGCATAAAGAATCGTGTCATCTGGGAAACCAGCAGGGGCTACTACTTCGTACCCGTTGTAAAGGAACTTAGAAGAACCATCGTTTGAGAAGTACTTATAATCAGTTCCTAGTTCAGACAAACGCTGAAGGTAGAAGTCTTGAGTCTTACGAGATACGAAGAAACGGAAACGGTCTTTGTTTCTGATTGGTGTAGTCATCGCATTCATCACAAGGTTTAGGTTTGTTACAACCTGTTCGCCTGATGTGAAAGCTGTAGCTGGCGTAGTACCATCTATTGCCATTAGGTCAACGTCGATAGTTCCAGCATCTGCCTCTAGGATTTGACATACACCGTTAAAATCTTCATAAGGGTATGTAGTTCCAGAAGCATCATAGTTACCTTGCCACAGGTTATACTCGATAGCCTCTTGAATGATTCCAGCTACATAAAGCAAGATGAATGACTCAATAGAAGAAGGCAACTCATCGTTGATGAACCCGCGCCCAGTCTGTAAAGCTTGCCATGAAGAACGGAACTGCTCTTTACAGAACTCTAGGTTAACCATTAACTCAGTAACGGTAAGAACTCGCTCGGCAAGTGTTAATTGTCCTGCTGTTACCCAGTCACATCCGAAATCCTGAATCAATGCACCATCATTTGAAAACACGTTAAGCACTTGCTTAAACTTTACGTTCTCCATGATAGTTACATAACCATTCGCAAGTGAATCGGCTGTGGTAAGTGCTGCGGAAATGTATTCTAAGGCGTTCTCCCCCGCATAAGTTGAACTTGAAATAGTAATATCTGACATTTTGTGTCTATTTAATTCCCTTTATTGGGAGGGTTTATTTCTTTTTTGAATTGAACACATGGTACACTCTCTCTTGTGGACTCATGTTCTTAAATTCCTTTTGAGTGACAGTCTTGACTGGCTTCTTAGAAGAAAACTCAGTAGGCTTTGCAAGCAATGTCTCCATGTCTTTACTCAAAGCGTTTAGTTTCTTCTCTGTTGCAGTCTCCTTATCTTCTGATTGAGCCTTTTTAAACTCATCAGTCATAGCAGATACAGCTGATTTAATCATCTCTGCAACTTTCTCTTCAGTAAGAACAGATGTCATCTCTTCTTCCGCTTCTGCTTCAGCTGGTTTCCATACTAAGATAATACCCTCTTCATCTACCTCAAATGCTGTACCATCTTCTAGCACGTAATCTTCACCTTTTGGTAGAGGCATAGTACCATCTTCAGTTACGAGCATAGCGGCAGAGCCTACAGCCCATTCACCTTCTGTCTGGATAGTTTCGCCTGTCGCTAGTTTAGCCTCGGCTAATTTGGTTGCCTCTTCAAGTAGCGATTTAGGGTCTACGCCATGCTTGGTTAAAAGGTCTTTAATACTTTTCAAATTAATCATTACTTGAATCTTTCTAAGTAGACGATTTAGAAGGGGTGTTTGTGCAATTCAATAAAAAGTTGTAGGTTTGGGGGAAAATAAACAAGATGGAAGCCCAAGAATATTCAGGAAGGTTAACGGTTCATAGTCGAGGTGCGAATAAAAAAAGTAGAGGGTTGAATATAAAAACCTATAACGACATAATGAAAACCCCTATAGCCGTCACATACGATGGGGAGTGTCTTACGATTAAAAGAGTAGGCATATCCTACTTAGGGAAAACACAAACACCTAATAAAGGAGCGTCAGATTGGTATAAATTAACTGTAAGTCTTGAACTTCCGTTAGGAAATTTTGTGTTTGATTCAGAAGATAGCGACTGTGATACGTTAGTATGTTACTTTGATGAACAATAAACCATTCACTAAACCTCTTTAATGGAGGTAATGAATGATTAACCCCACAACTGCTTCAACCTATTAACTGATGCTCTTATAGCCTCTTGTATTGATGGCTCTAATAGGTTGGTAGGTTCGTGAAAGTTTATACTTAAATAGTATAGACTTTTTTCGTCTTGGGCTATTTTGACAGTGACAGAGTGCAAGATGTGATTGGTGAAGTACATCCTTTTTAACACCCCGTCCTTCATGTTTGCTGTATCACTCTCTACCTTTCCGTTACGATCTAAGTCTACCAGCATCCTAGTATAGTCTTCATCTAGTTCTTGGTTTTGCCAGTGTGCTTTAATAGAAGATAAGTCACCCCATACTTCATAGACTGCTGAACTAAATAACTGTGTACCTACCTTTGGTCTACCTCCTCCGTTATGAGCCTTTAAAATGATAACCCTACCAGCTTTAGTAGTGTGTCTCAAGTGGTTCATCTCTTCGTATATCTCTGACACCTTTGGAAGCACTGTGTTAAACTTAGTCTTCCTCTCCTTCCTCCATTCCTTATACGACAACACAACCTGTTTAACTAAGAACAACGTAAGCCCAGATGAGAGTATTAATACTAGTGTTTCTTGCATAGCAGTGCCTCCAGTTCTTCTGTTATACTCATCTTCATTTTGTCTAAGAAGTAACCCTCTATAGAAAAGCCTTTTACCTTGCCAGTCTTTACGTACTCATTCCAGATGCCCTCGTTCTCAATCTTAGCCGTTAGTAACCAAGAGCCAATAGGTGCTTCTAGTCCGTACATTCTAGACTTATCTTGCTCTCCTTCTACTATCCAAGACTCAAAGAAATAAATACCCTCTACTTCTTTATCATGTTCTAGGTTTACACTCCCTTGATGCCCGCCTTTAAAGAACAACTCAGCACCTCTTCGTACTGTTGCGTTGGAGAAATATACAAAATACTCTTTGCCTTCCTCATCTACTCTTACAATAGGTTTGTTAGGAATCAAAGCTGGACCCATTACTATTCGCTTCTCTGTATCTATTGTTTTAAACTCTACCTTCTGAGAAGATAGGGCTACGAAATCTGATTCTATAGCAGGATATTCTACAAGGGAAACTTTATCCATCCCAAATATCTCTGCCTCTTCGTTTATTAATAACTCAACTATTCTCATAATACAAGGTTTGCTTGTTGTTCTATTTGTTGCTCTTGGGCTGTTGCTGTTGTGACATCTTTGTTCACTACGTATGCTCTAATACTATTCTGTGTTCCTGTCTGTAGTGCGTCAGTGTTTAATTGAGGTACGTTACTCCCACCTGAACCACCACCTAAAGAAGGAGGTCCTGGGGGAGGTCCATCGCCACCTCCGCCTGTGAACTTTGTTCTCTTAATCTTCGCTACGTTTAGTAATCCTGTTGCTACAGAGGCAGCAATAAGAAACGGCTTGGCAGCTGTAGGCATAGTCTTGTCTGATAGGATAGTGTTAACACTTTGGAAAGTACTTATTAAAGCCTGTCCTGCACTTAATGCCTTGTTAAGTTCAAAGGCTTTCTTCGCTCTCTTCTCGTCACCCTCTCCAAACATAACCGCAAGGTCTTGGATAGCCCCAAATGCTGCACTCGCAAGTTTTCTTTTACTATCATTTAACATCTTAGCGTCTGATAATTCTTTATCATATGCTGCTATCTTTGCATCCGCTCTCTTTTGATCCTCTCCATCTAGGAAATCACCAAACTCTTCTGCTTGTATTCTTAACTGCTCCTTCTTTTCCGCATCAGATCTAATCTCTTCTAAGTCAGAGTTATTTTGGTGTGCTAGTGCTTCATCTACAAAAGAAGCCTCTTCGTCATACTCCTCCTCAATCAATGCCATCATCTCAGCCATTGACTTTGCCTTATCATCGTTTCGGGCTTTAGAGGCAGCAGCAGATTCTTTTTGAAGACCTTGCAGTTCTGTGAAGATTCTCTTAGTCTGCTTTAAAGACTGCTCCTCTAACTCTATTACTCTTGCCTTTGCTTCTGCCTCCGCTTTGAAATCCTCTCTACCACTCAACGCTATTTCATTTTGTGCTACAAGTATATTATACTCTTCTTTTGCGTTGGCTTTTTTCTCTTCTAAGTTAGCCTTCTCCAGTTCGATAGCACGTTTTAACGCCTTTTCCCTTTCCGCAAAAGACTTCGTTTCGTCTTCTGCCAATAGCCTAGCCTCTGCAATACCCTTGTTACGTTCTGCCTGTGTTACTATTTGGCTAATACGTCTATCTTCTAGGGCTTGTTCTGCGGCTTCAAGTTCTGCGGCTGCTGCGGCTGCATCTCGGAGTTGTTCAACGAAGTCTCCTACTGCTTCTGCTGCGTCAATGAAGGGTTGCTTTGCTTTTTTAGTAGCATCCTCTGTAGCCTTCTCTACCTTCTCTAACTTCGTCTTTGTTTCATCTAAAGACTTTTGTAGTTCTGTGGTGTCTGCTCCAAAGAAATCCGCTAATGCGATGGCAGCTTCATAAGCCCCCGCCTTTAACTTTAAGAATGTTCCTAGTATCTTACCTATTACAATAGCGTTAAGGGTTTTCATCCAATTCCAAACGTCTTCAACTGCTTGTTGTATTGATGCTATTGCGTCTTGGGGTTGCGTGAATGCATTAATTAAAGCCTCTCCTATGTAAGCCAAGGTATCTCCTAGTACATCCATCACAGCACCAAGTCCAGCGGTAAACTGCTTGAACTTATCCATCACTCCTTGCAACCTTGACACTGCGGCTACTACTGCGGCTATGATAATAACTAATAAGCCTACACCCGTAGCAGCGATTGCGAACTTCAAGGTTTTAAAACCCATCACCAATCCCTTAACGGCTTTGGCGGAGGATTTTATACCTGTTATCATACCACCAGTAGCCTTATCCGCTGAAGAGCCAAGTGTGCCAAAGTCTGTTCCTGCTGATTTAGTCTCTTTAGATACGCCTTTTACGCTGTCTTTAACCTTATCAATCTTCTTCTCAGCTTCGCCTGTCTCAGCATTTATTATAACTACTACTTCATTAGCCATCTAACAAGGAATATTAATGCAC